AATACTTGAATACACGAATTAACAAAACACGTATTTCCTAAATTTGCTAGTCCGGTTAATCCTTTGCCTTTATAAATTTCGATATCCATATTATTTTTTACTTATGTTTACTATCAATATATATTTAAACACATTTCAAATAATATAAATATAGTAAATATAGTATACAGTATATATAATATGTCAAATAATAATAACAATTTATGGCTTGGAGAAGACGATCGATTATTATTAGAAATGTATCTAGGGTTTTATAATACTACGCAACGACAAATAGATTCTTTACAGGAAATGCAACAATTTAATAGAAGGAATATTGATTCTATAATAGGAATATCAAATATGAATATGGAGCGAGCCGTAGCCGAAGGCGCCGGTGAGCGAGGGAACTCCGTAGGCGGTAGCCGAAGGAGTTATACAAATAATAATAATAATAATAATAATAATCGTTCATATAATACATTTCCTCAAACAAATTCTTCAGCTAATACATCGCTACCAAGTGCGTTTGACTACAGATCGTCCCAAAATACAACTTCTAATACTAATAGAAGAAACAACTCGTATCATAACTCAAATTTTGAGCGAGTGGAGCGAGCCGTAGCCGAAGGCGCCGGTGAGCGAGGGAACTCCGGAGACGTTAGTCGAAGGAGTTCCGACGCTGTAGGTGGTAGCCGAAGGAATTCGAGTAATATCCATAATACTAATACTAATACTAATACTAATACTAATACTAATACTAATACTAATTCTCACAATCGTAGACGAAGTAGACAACCGATTCAATCTCCTTCAACTATTAACTACGGAGTTCCATCAACACACAATAATCTTCCTTATGAACATACAAATGAGAGAATAGAATTAAACGGTCGTGCTTATTTAGTAGATTTGTTGAGATTTAATCTACCCACCACAGCAAATACAGCAGCAGCATCAACAACAACAGCTCCATTAGATTATTTAAATATTTTACAAAATTTTTATAGCAATGTACCAGTAAGACCGTCACAGCGTCAAATAGACATAGCGACCAGAATTGTTCGGTTTGGTGATATTGAAAATCCAATTAATAATAGTTGCCCAATAACGTTAGAAAGATTTAATAATTCTAATAATGTTACACAAATTTTAGAATGTAGACATATTTTTAATTCTGTAAATATTAACGAATGGTTTAATTCAAATGTAAGATGTCCTGTTTGTAGGTATGATATTAGAAACTATCGTCATACACCTAGAGTTATACCCCGTGCGACAAGAGAAGAAGAAACAAAAGAGGAAACAAAAGAGGAAACAAAAGAGGAAACAAAAGAGGAAGAAGAGGAAGAAGAGGAAGAAGAGGAAGAAGAGGAAGAAGAGGAAGAAGAGGAAGAAGAGGAAGATGAAGAAACTCCTTCGACTATTAACTCCAGAGTTCCATCGCTTACGCCAGGCGACAGTTCTCTCCAATCCGATCTATTAGACGATGAACTAAATGATGCTTTTTCTAATATGACCGAAAGTATTTTGAATAATTTGTTCCCACATTTAGGTGCTATGAATTTGGGAAATTATACTATTGATACATCCGGTAATGATGTTGTAATTCAAAGTGGTAGTGTTAGAAGATAAAAATAATATAATTATTTTGAAAAAATTATATTATTTTGGAGCGAACTCCGTAGACGTAGTCGAAGGAGTTTGGTTATTTACCATCACAATCCATTTGTTCCAAACATTTATTGCATCCTAAAAAACAAGAACTGCATAATAAACACGTATTAGATAATCCAGTACATATACATTCAATCATATTTAGACACGTCGACCACACCTTGACACAACAACATATATACCCAAGAGCTTTCTTTTCTACAACATTTTCTACAACAACTACCTCTTCAATACGAGTAACTTCTTTTACTTCTTTATGCTCAAGATATACTTCTTCAAGACACGGACTACTATCAGACATTATATATTATATATTGTATATAGATAAAAATATACACAGAAATTATAACTCCTTCGGAACACTTCTGTTCACTTCGCTCACATCCGTGTTCCAGTCGAACTCCTTCGACTAACGTCTACGGAGTTCCCTCGGAAAACTTCGGCTAACGCCTCCGTTTTCCTCCACTCACCTTCGCTGACGCTACGGCTCGATCCAACTATTAACTACGGAGTTCCCTCGGAAAACTTTGGAGCGAGCCGAAGCCATAGGCGCCGGTGAGCGACTGAACTCCGTAGACGTTAGTCGAAGGAGTTCGGCTTTTGCTACGCTTACGCCTCCAAATTTTGTGGATGAAACTGTCTCCAAATTACGGGTTGTTATTGAATAATTCTAAAAAAATTGAATTTGTAATTGTTATGTACAATATTATCAATACACGCACTAGAAATGTTATCAAAACGGCATAAATGTAATGAAAAAACGAATGACAATATATCGGATAATGGAACGAGTCGGAGCGTAAGCGGTGGTGAGCGACTAAACTCTGAAACGTCGGCGGAGGAGTTTGAAATAGATTATGAACCTACATCATCATATGTAACATTCAATAATATGGTCGATAAAATTAAATATTATTTGATGATTGTTTATAACGCGACTATTATATATTTTATATGGATATTTATTCATTATATATCCATTTATCTATATCAACGTTTTTGTACCCCGTATACTATTATTGGAATATTACTATCACCATTATTAATAAGTTCTCCTCATTGTAAAGCATTACGGTGGGCCATTTATACTGGTGCCAACACATTAGATTCAATGTGGGCATTATTTGGGATTTGGATTTCATCAAAACTTATAACAAGACGTGAATGAATAAAAAAACAAAAATACAACATACAACATACAACATACAACATACAACATACAACATACAACATACAACATACAACATACAACATACAACATAAATATTATCATTTTTTACCGAAAAACTTTGTCAATGGTTGGTTACATTCTTTTTGATTGTTTGTTTCTCTCAAAAACTCATCAAATAACAGCACCTTTATTTCCTTATTTCTAAGAGCGTCTAATTTATCATCAAATTTGTCAGGATCAGTATTGTCTTGCAACATTTGAACATCTCTTTTAAATTTGGTTATTTTACTTTTTTTATTCTGCATTTCCCAAATTTTTTCCAATACTAATGCGAATAACTGCTGAACAGGTTTCATAATTTGATTTGTAATATAAAATGAATAGTCGATTTTTAATTTATTCTCATTTATAAAGGCCACAGTCTCTATTTTTTCACCTTGAAGCGCTTTTTTATTTGTATTATGTATATAACAAAACGCAATTCTATCTCCAGAACTCGGTTTATTCCCAGGATCACGTGATGTAATTCTATCTGCCAATACTTTGTGCGCAATTTGCTGTGGTTTTTTATATCCAGAACGTAACGATTTTGTAATGATTAATTTATCGACAGAATAATTTTCCTTTACGATATTTGTCAAACAAGATTTTAAAAACTCGGTGGCTTTTTTGATATCCTGTTGTTTCATTAATATATCAAGAATTCCACCATATATATCTTTCACAATCGGAGCATTATCTCGTCGTTTCAATACAATTCCCATCTCTTTACGTTTACATTTATTCGGATCGTGCTCATATAACATTCCTACATACCGTTTTTTCGACAGCAAACAAAACGGCATAAATGTTTTTTCGTATTCTAAATCGTGAGGACCTTTCAAGAAACTAGATGCTAAATGCCCAGCTTCTTTCGCAAGTTCAATCGTAATTTCTAACGCTTGTTTTCCACGAATAGGTTCGCCTGCTGGAGTAGCTAGATTAAATGTAAAGAATACTGAATCCGTGTTATGAACTATCATATTTCCAATACCGGCAGCAAAGTGATGATTATCCGTTGTTAAATCGTATACATATCCTTTATACGGGATTGTGGTAATTTGTTTAATTTCGGTTGAAGTTATTATATCAGTTAATATATTTATAACATATTTATCATCTATCGTTTCAATATTCATACGTATTCCATTATACGCACAGTTTAGCATAAAGGTTGCGGCTTTTAATTGGTCGCTAAAATTTCTATTCTCTTGAAATAAATCATCTAAATTAGTATTATTAATTGGTTGTGAATGATGTAATAATTTTGTTCCAAGCTTTACATCTTTTGGGGATATTTCTATTCCATCCTCCGTTAATAATGAGTGATCATCTGTTACATCTACTAATCCAGTATGGGTTACAACCCGCATCATTTTTTTATGAGGTGCTAATGTATGTCTAATAACTCTATATAAATGTGACCATCCTTTGTCTGTCCACGTTTTAACATTTCTTAATTCACATACTTCCTTTTCTTCTTTTCCTGGTTCTACACATTTTACCCAATTTCCTCGACCATATTTAACCGCTAATTCTTCTATTGTACATAATCCAATAATACCATTTGATCTAACATATACCGGGGTGTAACTCGCGACACTGTCACCATATATGTACTCAGCTTTTGTTAAGACTGGTCCATATTTATTTGTATCACAAATTCGATTCCCGTATGTTTCTTCTATTATTTTTTTCGCATATGTTAACAGGAGACGCCCTGTGGCGGTTGTAGACGCAGCAACATCCTTCTCGTAAAATGTACTCGTTTTTGCTCCACATTGCCCATACAACGAATTTGCAGTTAATTTATATCCAATCTGTCGTTTATCCAACACATTTTTCATAAATTCGTCAGTTTCTAATGGAATCATTTTTCGAGTTGTTTTTCTAGCAAGTAATAATTCCTCCAAAATAGATGGCATAATGCCGCGCATTCCATCTGGAAATTGCGCAAACCGACATATTTTTGAACCACATTTTATTTTTTCAGCAGCCGCGCTTGGCGTTTTTCGCACATATTTAAAAGTATCATAAGTGATATTAACATATTCGTATCCAGGTAAATTGTCATATATAAATTCACCCGCGTCATTTTGTTCACCGGTTTCACATATTAGCGCGCCTTGTAAATTATATTCTTTTGTCCATATTTTACTATCGTGGGAAATATTTTCACTCATCATTGAAGATGGATACAATGACGCGTAATCAACGCACGCGACGGGGTTATCCATATACAAATCGCATTTTGGATCTAGAACAATGGCGCCTTCAAAACCATCATTGTTTTCACTCTTTTCTAAGACGGGCATTAATGTACGTTTTTCACGGCATTTTTTCGCGACATAAGATGTCAGTTTTATACCTTGACCTCTTAATACTAGGAAACTGATAGGAACACTACAAATTTTCGCCATTTCTATAAATCCGGTAAGCACATCGATTTTATTCATCAAATAATGTACCAAATTACAATCCTGAATACAATATTTTGCAATGATCGCGCGGTCATCTGCTGTACCATTTGTCATTCTGAAAATATCTTTTGGAGTTACGTCATCTTTTGCTAAACACAACTTTACCTTTTTATTCATATCCGGGGTTACTTTTGCAGAAATGGTCGCGAATCCCAATTGTTTATTTACTGTTTTAATTTGAAACTTTTCACCGTCATTATAATAATCAGTTGAATGTCCAATTTCTTCAAAATGTACATAACTGCCTGGTTGCAGCCCCATTAAATTACTTAAATAAATGGTGCTTTCACCGGATATGTCATTATATTCTATTTTTTTAACGTAATCGCCTATAAAATAACCAGCAACATAATCTAGCTTATACGAGGATAGATTTTCTTCACGGCGAAAATAATTATATAAATCAATTTGAACACGACCAGCCATTTTTATATATTTTAAATCGTGTTGGCCACTTGCAATGCTAAGAGTACTCTCTTCTATTTTATATTTTCCAATTGTATTGTCAAATGTACCGCATATTTCATTTTTATTTTTTGATAATTTTAAAAACTCTGCTACACAATTATTTTCTTCTGCGCGACGAAACATAAACTCATAATCAAACCCAAATATATTATACCCAATAATAATATCCGGGTTTTCTTTTTGAATTATATTTTTCCACGCGAGTAATAAATCCGCCTCTGTTGTATATGTTTCGATTTCGACGTTTTCAACCGGGACAGTTCCACACGTATTCAATACAACACAGTGATTCAAATATGGTTCCGTATCACCTGCTCTTAAAAAGGTAGAACCGATAAATGTTACCTTATCTCCCTCTAATTGTGGAAAACACGAAATAAATGCCATATTTAATTCAATTAATTTAAAATCTCTTTCCACTTTTTTATCACATAAAATATCTACGATTGTAGTTGTTTTTTGGTGCGAGCCGAAGCCGTAGGCGCCGGTGAGCGACTGAACTCCGTAGGCAGTAGCCGAAGGAGTTACAGGTGATATATAATTATATTGGAGCGAGGGGACTCCAGAGTTAATACTCGAAGGAGTTTGTTTATATTTATAACTGCTAGTAGTATCATAATCACCATTGGCATTATTATCATCTTCATCTTTATTATTTTTTTTGTATTTATATCCGCCTATAGCAGCAGTATCATTTTCGTCGTCATCATCATTCACATTATTCATATTTTCAAATAATCGCTCAATCGTCATTTGATTATTATAATCTTCTGGCTTGTCCATATTTCTTACAGGAATAGTTAACCATTTATCTATCATTACAATAACATCCTCTTTACTCTTTGGTTTTTTTTTGGGATAAACTAACTCTATCTCAACCATATTATCATAACCAAACGCAGTTAATACCATTCTTTTTAATAAATTCGTACATATTACTGGTGTCAATTCTATTTTCATTTTTTCGATATATTCCATAATATTGGTAACCAATTTTTTATACGATTTAATTGGTACTGGAAAATCCCCGTGACTACTTGAAGCTTCAATATCAAAACTACATATTTTATATGGAACCCGTCGTTCCAAGTCATTTAACGGAATTATATATTTCTCATCAATAACAAATTCATAATCACAATTGGTTTTTTTTTCAATCGTATTTTCAATCGTATTTTTATTTGGTAGAGCTACCCAGCCAGAAGGACTAATATCTTTTATATGAAAGAATCGTAACAGGGGTGGAATATTCGACTCATATAAAAATGTCTTTGTACCTTTATAATCGAATCCATTCTCCAATAACTTGTAGTCATCGCCATACCATAATTTTTTAACTTTATTAAATGTTTGGATATTATTGAACCGAAACAATATAAATTTATGCTCCTTACCACCATCAAACCCGTATAATTTTTTTCGTTTTATTATTTTACAATCGCAAATTGAATTTTCATAATACACGCCTATTCTTTTTTTAATAAATTCTAGAAATGTGTTTTTAGTATACTGGGTCCAATCATCCTCGACTTTTACATAGAAGAATGGTTTAAAATTTTCTACTACAATAGAACACGATTTCCCTTCTTCATTTATACCAAACATTTGAATTAAGAATTTTGTATTATCTTTTCGACATTTAGTATCTTCATCTCCACTACTATTATCGTCAGACTTTTTATTATATATATTGAAATCAAATACTTTAAAGATGCGCTCCATTATTAGTTGTTACATAGTATAGTGTAGAATATTTAAATTCAATTTTATTTTTATATTTTTTGGAGCGATGTGGAAGAAAACGGAGGCTTAAGCGCATCAAAAGTCGAAGTTTTATGAGGGGACTCCGTAGACGTAGTCGAATGAGTTCGGCTACAGCTCGCTCCAAGCCTATGTTTTTCTCCATTAGTTTGTAAAATTTATTAAAAAATTGATTTACTATTATTTTAGATACTGTAAAGAACAAATAAAATACACAAAATTCACAAAATTCCTTCGCTCTACCTTCTGACTTCGTAAATACGGCTCGCTTCAGAAAACTTCGGCTTTTTGCTGCGTTTAAGCCTCCGTTTTCCTCCAAATAAAATGTTTTCAAAAAAGAAGTGTGAGAAAAAACTCAGAGAAATTAAAATCCTTAAACAGAATAAGAATCACAGTGCGGATGAACTTGAGAAAATAAATAAGGAAAATTATTACAAACAATTATTGAAGCAAAATTATGAAAAAAAATTAGCTGTTTTACCAGATGATATTCAGCTATATATTATGAGTTTTATAGATACAAATACTAGATTAAATTGCTTGCGGTCAAAATACACCCCAGATTTTGTAGATAACAAATTATCATTACTTCCAAATGATAATTTGACTATTAAGCGGTTATATTCGTGTATTAAATATACAAAAAAAATATTGACTACTTATTTGAATAAGGATGGAGGAAATTATAAAAAAATCAAATATTATATTGAAGATTGTAAATATTATCCAAAAGATTTGTCGTATTTTATGAAAAAAAAAAAAGAAGACATTCGATGTAATAAAAATTCGTTAATTTTGATTATTATGACTTGTGTAATGCATTATACTAAAATGTATAATAAAATAAACAATGATAATGAAATTCGTGAAAATGAAAAAAATATGATAAAACTATTTACACGATTATCAATACTTTAGAGGGCGTGACCCAACCACCGTATATGGATTTGGAGCGATGGAACTCCGGAGACGACAGACGAAGGAGTTCACTATCTTTTACTATTCTTTTTTGTCTTCCTTGTCTTCCTACTTTTCTTAGATTTCTTAGATTTCTTAGATTTTTTAGATTTCTTAGATTTTTTAGATTTCTTAGATTTTTTAGATCCTCCACGAGAAGCTTTTGAACCTTTCATTCTTTTCATTTTGGAATCAATCCACACAGCAAATGATTCAGCACTTCTATCCAACGGTTTAATACCGCTATTTTCATATTCTTCTACAAATAAATTTGTTTTTCCATTATTTTTAATATAACGCAGACTAGGAAAACCAGAAGGTGACTGGCCAATATTTCCTAATTTTTCAAATAGATCCTTATTTATTTGCGCCACAATTATATCGTCATTGTCTATATGTTTTTTATCTAATGTTCCGTTTTCACCCAATATATTTTTCCAATTTTCTTTTGTTGAATTACAAGGACCACATCCATCCATAAATAAAAATAAAAAAATATGTTTACCATCTTTTACACCATCTACAAATTGCGTAATTTTATCTTCAACGTCAGATTCATTAATGGTGTTTATATCTATTCGCTTCACCATAATATTCTATATTATATATTATATATTATATATTTTATATAGAAAATAAAAGGGGTAAAAATAATAATTTTATTTTTTATTTTTTTCATTTTCATTTTTATTTTTTATTTTTTCGGCATTATATTTATCACAATCTATATATAATAATGATATATTTGACCGCAATATTAATAGCTATATTTTTATCTGGATTATATTTTTATATGACTGGATCTTTTATGGAAGGATATGAAAATTCAGCTCAAAATTCAAATAAAGCAACACCCACTTGTCCGAACATATTAATTCAAAAAGGTAGTAAATTTTATTTATCTAATTCAAAACTTGCAAAAGTTCCCGGAGTAAATCCAATCGAGTTTGATAATTTAGAAGATTATGTTGAATTCACTGAATGGCAACGCAGTAAGGGGGTTATATGTCCGGTATTATATTTACAAAAAACTTATGACGCACAAGGTGAATCAGTATATAAAATTCGTCCCGGAGTAGATGACGTGCAAGGAGGATTGCCACCATCATTAGCAAACCAACCGAAAATATCAGCAGAAATACCTGCGTTAACCCCCACACAAAATCCTACACTACCACTTGACCAAAAACAATCACAATCTACCGGACAATTAAAAAAACCAAACCCAACACTTTTAGTTGACGCGACTCGTAATGACCAGCCATATAATACAAATTCAATACCGAGTTATGATACTACATCATATTATGTTGGTACTACTACTCCTTTGGATAAAATGAATGAAGACCAAGAATATTTGTTACATAGTCCTGATCCAATGGATCCAAATTGGGGAGGAGGCGACTATACACAATCATTAGTTGATAAAGGGTATTATGCAGGTAATGAAGTAATGCTTCGCGTATAAAAAATTACCTATATTATATAATACATTCAATTGTATATTACATAATATTTAT